AAAGCTAATAAGTTACCCGCTAAAGAAACAGATGAACCCTAAGAAGGTTTCCAACATAACGAGAGGCGCATTCTACATATCGAATATGCAAAAAAATGGTAAACGCCTCAAAAAGTAGACGAATGACATATCGTCGAACTAAAAACATTCTTTAGGTTTTTTTTTGAAAAACTTAAAAATAAATCCATCTAACCTATTAAACGCCGCTATTGGTAGCCTATTGGGGTTCGCCCTATAGAGAACCTATATAAAAAGCGAGGCTTATTTCAGTGTTTTCGGGTGTCAGACAAGTGTTTTACATTTGTAAAACAAAGTTCCATTTTGGCAACAATACACCAAAGATAACGAGGGAAACCGAATAACAGCCTGTTTTGGTCGAAATTGACCCAGGTAGAGGACAAACGGAACGGCAGGAGCGGGCGGAAGTAACCAAGGCGGAACAACATTGTTGCCGGAAGTGTATTTTCTTGTCCGAGAGTAACCTTGGTTCCGCAACTCTGAATCTAATTTCAAAAGTAGACACGGAAAGCGAGTTCCTAAGTATATATAATATTAAAACATTAATACTTAGTAATAATATGCGCGTATATAGTAAGTTGTTACTTACTGTCAAGAGAAAAATTCACGCCGCGTATAAATTAAAATAATTTGAACGGGCGACTTGAAGTTGTTGTTGCACCGATCATGCACTCCTACTATGTAATCAAGCTAGCAAGCACGACGAGCTGTTAGCTTCATTTTTTCTGTATAATTATAAGTCAATACTGACTTACACTATAGGACGCTAAACATGGAACACAATCTAAACGAATCCAAGAGTAAAGTATTTTATCAGGAAAATTTAAGCGAGTTGCTTAAGGATCTTTCACTGGACACCTTCAAAAAAGCAATCTTTCATGATTGTTATATAACGGATGAAAAGTTCGGAGAGTCCGATCAAGATACAAAGATCATCTTTTTTGAGCTGAATGACATCATGGAGTGTCCTTTAGAGTCTCACGAGAATATGACTTGTCTCATTGTTGAGTTAGATAAGCTCACCTTTGAAATTCACATCGACGGAAGTGTTTTCAGCGCGACTCAGTTTTTTATGCTTGATTTAGAAGACATTCACGGATGGATTGAAGATAGCAAGTATCCAGAAGTCTCTGAAGCTTGGTATGACTATCTAAAGGATACACTTTGCACTTCTATCTCTTCGAATATTGCGATCTTAAAAGAAAGTTCTGTTCACTGATTTAAAAGCTTTCGGATGTGATTCTCCGCTCCAACTTCCTACATCCGAAAGTCTTTAGGACTCCGCAAGGAGTCTTTTTTTTGTCTGATTCACACCGAGGTTATTTCTTGCTTAATTTACATTGACTGAAGTTAGCGTCAAAGTATCCACAGAGAGCAGTCCGGTAGAACTCTGGTGTGAGGAGTTTAGAGTTAATTAGTGTCATTGTGCGCGTCGAGCTAAAACGCTCTGAGATGCGCTCTAAATAAACGGTAAAAACAGGTTGAATATAAGTAAGTTATTACTTATTATTCTTTACCGCATAGTCATTAAATTACTCAATACCTCGGCCGCTACCGAGGTTTTTTTTGGCCTGAAGAAAAGCCTCCGAAGAGGCACAGGAGAAGAAAAAGAGCGGGAGAACGCATCTCCCAAAGTGACTGCACTATGGCACAGTCGGACGCTCGTTAAGCTATTCGATCAAGGTATCTCAGCGCCTTGATGATCTTGTTTGTCCCAAAGAAGGGTGTGTTGTTAATGGATGCAATGAAGAAGTTGCCTTTCTGATGAATCCTAACAACACCACGTTTTTTCTTTGCTCTGTAAATCGTTTTCATCGTTTGCGTCCTTTATATGTTTTGTTTTGATGATTCCATTAAAAGCAACTGACTCCGGTGACTCCATGTTAGGCAGAACGAAGTTTTTCTCTGTGTGTTACCGAGGTTTCATTGTGTCATTTTGGCGACTTAAACAAGCGGAAGTGCCTGCATCAGCAAGTGAAAATGGATGTGCTTATTAAGACAGGAGAGAAGAAAGTGAGCACAGTTAAACAAGTATTTCAGGACGAAATGACAGGAACATCGGTTTTCAGACAACAAGCTATTCATAACGGAGAGTCGCTTTACTTTGTCGCAGTAAGAGATAAAAGCCGAACAATGAAAGGACTTCGGTTTGAGCTGTCCGAAGAAGAGTCGAAACACCTATTCAACGATCTTGTGAAATACATCGTAAATCACGAGCCGATGTTCGTTGAGTTGGAAGATTGGATCACTGGTAGATTGATGGAAGCTAAAGACGATCAGTTACAACCAAGCTTCATCAAAAGCATGTTCCACCGAGTCCAAGCATCCTAGCAGTAGAGAGTCGCTTGCGGCTCTTTAAGTATCACCTTGGTAAGACATTCGTTTTACAGGAAGTTGCCACAGTTATGAACGCCTCTATTGATAAGTAATAATTTACTTACAACATAACAACAGGACGCTAAACATGATCAATCTAGAAGTCTCATTCACTGACTACGGAGACGACACCTATCAAGTCGTTGTCTTCAAAGACGGACGCGGATATGGAGAGTTCAAGGTAATTGCACAAAACGAAGTGCTCAGAACCTCAGATCTAACATGGGACTTAGATCAGATGATCTATTTGGCTGAAGTTGCGGAAGAAGTGTTTGAAGAGATCAGACGTATGCGGGCATGTCGCTCATTTGATTTCTCATTCGAAATTCAGATTCAAACCAATCAAGAGAGGATAGCGGCATGATCAATCCTTCCTATTCACGAGCCGAATTTAGAGAACAGCTCGACAAAGACATCCAGGTGTATCTTGACGCCGGAAACGCAGTTCAAATCATCGAACCTGAGTTACCACCAAAGAAACGCACCGCAAAAGACCCGGTTCAAGCTCACCGGGATGAAATTAAGCGTCAAACGCAAGAGTGGTTAGCGCCTTACTCCGATAAGCTCGGGGTAGTGCACCTGTGAATTTTTTCTCCTTTATTTTTTGGCTAATAATTGCTTTAATAGCCTTTGCTTAGTAAGTAAGGTCTTACTTATGAAATTGAAGATTCTGTTTGCCTCAGTAGTTTACATTGAGGTTGAAGTGATTACCGAAAACAACCAGAAAGCTCTGTGCGTTTTTCACCAGAACACTCTAACAGGAAAGATCGTTGGGGATATGGTCTTAATGAACGAAACGGGGATCGACAAGGACAAGCTCTTGAAGGTCTGCGAAAAAGCCGTTTATAGACAATATCGAATTCATAAATCATTGGATGGCCTGAGAAACCTATCAATGAATCTAGAAAGCGAGGGGAAAAATGCTTCCAGTATGGTGGTATTGGCTTCGACTGCTTGAAGCGCTGCTCGCACCGAACTATGTTGCTGTCACACGGGATTACCCGACTTCTTCATACCAGAAGATCAGCACTTGTCAGGTGGGACATTCTTTAAGCATTCAACCGCATGATGTGGGGTCATGTATGGGGAAAGTATTTAAAGAAGAAAAGTAAGAATATTGCACCTGTCAATTGCAAAATTCAGATGTAAAAGGCCAGCTTATGTTGGCCTTTTGCGTGTCTGGATATAACCAAGGTGTTAATGGGTCTCTGGCAACCAGGCATCTCGTTTATCTGTTCCTGGCATTCCGGCATTCATCGACCAACAACCCCACGCCGGGTCGCTTCCCATTGTGACCTTGGTTAAGTCATTTCCCTCTTGCCCAGGTGTGCCAGCCACACAACGACAATCTTCCCGTCACCCAGGTAGACCGATCCCAGAACAATGTCACCTTGGTTAACCTTGGTAAAGCTCAATATCTCTCAAAGACACAATTTGCCACGCTAACTCATAACAGCAGTGTTTCTGCTCGCGGAGATAGATTCACCGCTCATGCGCTCTAGAATTCGTCTTAACAACAGAAGATCAACAAAACAAAGGAACAAACACTATGAGAGGTGTAAACAGCTATCAGTCACTTGTGGATTCATTCAATCGAGCCAGTGTTATGCAATGCAAAGACGCCTGTGGAGATCAGTCCCGTGGATCAATTCAAACCGAGTTAGAGGAGACTCTCGAAAGTCATCAGTTTGACCAAGACAACAGAAGAGGATTGCCGTTTAAGATAAAGCCGCCTAAGTGATTCGCAAGACGCAGGGAAGGGTAAGATAGAACACTCCGGTTCTTCATGATCCCATCGGAGACGCCCTTCCTGTCGTCCACCACTCACGCTTAGTCTCACAATATAGGGAACGGCTCTATCTAGTAACATCTCCGGTCAATTCAATCGTCAAATGATAACTCCCTCAAACAAGGTCAACCTCATTTGCATTTGAGAATAACCTCAAATGAGGGAGCACCTCATTTAGCATCATCATTTCATTTAACAGTTATTCATATTTAATAGTTATTCTCAATTGAGAATAACCTCATCAAACTTAGCTATATAGATAGCAGTTAGAACGCATTTTATAGAGGTAAAACTTTTTTTAAAAAAAAGTAAGTTTTTACTTATTTTTTGCTTGACGCTTTTTGAATATTCAAATAATATGAGTATCAGAAAGTGAGGAAACAGAGACTAATCAACTCTATCCACTTTCTACTAAACAAATTACTCTCTTTAAGGAATTAAAATCATGAACAAATCTATCTCTTTCGAAAACACTCTAAATCGCGTAGCTCGTGCTGAGAACAATGTAGAAGCTCTTAACAAGCTAGACACTACAAAGCTATCAAAGAACGCTCAAAACTTTGTTGAGGACGTTCTAAGCTACGCTGAGATCGTTATCGAACAAGCTAACAAGATCTACACAAAACTAAATGAAGTCGAAGATCTAGCAGCAAAAGACGAGCTAACAAAAGAGCTTTCACGCTACGCTACAGAAGCGGAGTATTGCGCTAAGATCTCACAACTTTCTGAGGATGCTATCAAGTCACTAGCAAGCAAGCTAACAGCAGAACAGTTCAAAGATTTTGCGCGTGAAGAGCGTAAACACGTTCTTTCTATCATTGAAGCACTGAAAACAAAGGACGCTAAAAAGCTATCCAAAACAAACGCGCTTCCTTTTGTCGCGACTTTGAAAGAGCTAGCGAAGAGCAATAAGAGCAAGTTTTCACGAAACAAACTAACACGAGCTTTTGAACATGCAACAAACAGACAATCGGACTCAACAATTAAATACGCTTTCGCTTTAGGAATCATTAAAGAAGTAGAAGAGCTACGCGACGGACGAACAATTACAGATCGTAACTTCGAGATTGATTTTGATAATGCGACTACTAAAGCGCTTCTCAAGCTATAAGAATAGCGACTGGATAAGGGACTCTTCGGAGTCCCTTTTTTGTGTCTGAAATTTGTTTGTAGGATTGTAGGACAAAGAGGAGGAAATCTTAAAAAGTGAAAGTCCTAGAAAAAAGGTAAAAAATAGTAACCCCCTCCCGCCATTGTGCCACCATTTTCGCAACTACTAACCTTACACAGCCACACCAGATCTCACCGTTAACGCATAACCTTACAGAGCCGCATTTTTCACCAGATCGCAACCTTACACGACCAGCCCAGACTTCGAGTTATGCGTTAACCTTACATGACCTATTTGGTAAGAATGAAATTGTTCTCTTGGTTAGCTGCAACCGTGACCTTTCTGCAAACCAATCCGCCTGACCAGTTTCCATTAGGCAGCATCCACTTTATAGTAGTCACCAGGTAATAGTCGCCTTCGGCGACATTACTGAATTTGAATCGGCCGTCCGCATCGCCAATTTCCGTTTTGATGTATTTTAGGTATCTTGAGTCAGCCTTGGTAAGAGCGCCTTTACCTTTGCAGTGATATTCGAAAAACTGATCACTGTAGCTGGTCACAGGATTGAGATTGATCTCGACGCCTGCCGCTCGCTTAACGTCACCGCCGTTTGTAGTAAGAAACGCTTGGCCGCTTACCACTTGTTCGCCAGAAGTAACCAGGCTTTCGTATTCAGCCACAGGGAAGGGGATTCTTTGAGTCTTTTGTTGTGGGGCAGCACAGCCAGCGATAACACCGGCAACAAGAAGAGCAACAAGGGCTTTCATAGTCATCTCCATATAACAGGTAAAGAAAAAGGGGCTTTCGCCCCTTTCTATGAGTGTAACACTCAACCCACTATCGTCAGGTAATCAGCCATCAGGGTCACGGTGTTTTGAGATCTCTCATCTGGTGAAAAAAGTCACCAGCACTTTTAAGGATTTGTGGTCATGAACGAACCACAATTCGCAGTATCGGTTGTCCAAAAAAATGTGTCAACACTTACTTACTTTTTATCTGACATTTGTCAGGTGTAAATCTATACAGTAAATGCTCTACAGATCCCAAGTTTCAAAACATCCAGCGTTTAGGATCTAATCTAATATTGATAGAGAAAAAAAATAAAAAAGTTTTAAAACACCCCCTTTTTGAGGTCATCCCAGAGCTGATGCGGGATTCAAGCAAAATAGTGCTTGATTTTTTGAAAAAGGCACATTCAGGGGCAAGAAGTCAATCCTTGTAATTGGTTTTTTATCGCTCTATCTTGTGCTCATCGATTCATTAAAAACAAATTATCTACCTACAATCGGAGACGGATTTAGTGACGAGAATTTTAAGAGACGAAATGTTTGGCCAACACGTTCATGTTGTTAAAGGCCAAGTAAAAGAGATTTGGGACTATGCGTATAACAACGCCAACCCAGACGAAATCAATGAGATTGAGCTTACTAGCGTGTATGTAATCTTCGGCAATACTGTCGTTAAGAATGCTCATGCAAGCAATCCAATCGAAAACATTTGCCAAGCTTTATATAAGTTAGCCAAAAATAATGCTTTCGATGTTCAGGCTTTTATTGCAGAAACATCTCTCAAACGTCAGTTTGAAATGATGCTCAGGGCGTTTAAGCAACATTCTTCTAAAGAACTTAAAGAAGAATTGGAAAATAGGGGTGTTCCTAGTTGGATAACTGGTCGTGATGATCGTATTGAGGTTTCATCAAAACGAAAAATCCAGTTAGATCCTTATGGGGATAGAACCTACTAATACTCAGATTTCGTCTCGTCGTTTTAAAGCCCACCTGAAAAGGTGGGTTTTTTTTTGGTTATTTAAAGCAGATCGTCAATAAAGGTCATGCTTTCGAGTAATTCTTGAGAGACGCGACACCGGACGTAGGATGAAAAGTTGGACTTGGGAGGGATCTCTTCTTTGTAGATCATCAGTAGAGATTCCGCATCCAGCGATTGACTGGCTGCTATCTTATCAATCGCCTCCCAGAAAACCTTTTCAAGAGTTATGGAAGAGCGTTTACCGTTAAACGATACGTTTCGCTTTTCATTATCAAACGGAGTCATCATGCTGCCTCCTTAAGTAAGCTGAAATCAAATTCATCAACAATGCCCTCGCAGAAGCCAGGTGTTTCCTCAACGATGGCCCTACGTTCTCGCGCATGATCTCTAAGATGCTTGTTGAAACGGTCAACGAAGTCCACGACAAAGCAGATATTAGCGCCTTTCTTTTTGGCTCGAAGTCCACGACCAATTCTTTGTCTATTTGCCACCTCTGCTTTGCCTCCGCCCGCAAGAATGACCATACCTACGGCGGGAACGTCCACACCAACGTCCAATATAGTTGTTCCAATCAAAACGAAATTGCCGCCCGCTAGTTTAGCCAGTCGCGCTTTCCGTTGTTCCTGATTGTGTTGCGAGTAAATGAAATCACTATCGATGCCGAGTTCTGTGAGCTTCTGTGATAGGATTTTTCCATGATCCTTGCGCTGAACTAGGATCATCACTGGAAGTCCTTGCCGGACTCCTGAGATTGCTTTATCCACAATGTCATTGTTTCTAAATTCATTGTGAACGATTCCCAGTTTGTAAGCCCGTTGATAACCCGACCCAGATCTGACTTCTTTAGGCGCTTTAGAGTTGATGAACTGGAAATAGGGTTTTGCCAGGATACCGCAGTTGATCAGATACTCCTCTGATACCTTGATACCAATGATTCCAGACGAAGCCATTAATCGCATGTTGTCGCATTCGTTTGATTTCATGAATGGCGTGGCTGTTAGCGCTAATCGATAGTGCGCGTTTTTGCATAGCTTCATAATATTGAAAAACGATTCCCCAGAGGATTCATGAGCCTCTTCAAGAATAACGAACTCCATACACTGTAAAACACGAACGGTCTCCTCCCGTCTTTTAAGATGAGCATCGACCTTTTCACTGTCCCATTCTGGATCTGGATCTGACAATCGGGCGGCCAATGTTTGAACCATTGCTACATTCATTCCCTTCTTTGGAGACCAAATCCCATCTCCCATGTAACCAACGTCAAGACCATCACCCTTGAAGGCGTCAGCCATTTGGTGCATAAGCAGACCGCGAGTTGTTAAAAACATGGTAGGGCGCTGAATTCGTGCGTAAGCCAGTCTAGCAATTCGAGATTTACCACCACCCGTTGCGACTTGGGCGATCATCTGTCTTAACGAAACCAGACGATCAACGGTTTGCATTTGATAGTGATACCGAGGATCTTCAGGAAAGGAATCGATGATCGGCTTTTCGGGACCGAGTGGTTCGGGAGCTGGCAGTGACTTAACTATCACTCTATAACCTAGCTTTTCCAATTTCATTTTGACCAGGCGAACAAATCCGGCAGGGAAAGTTGCGCTGTCATAATCAAAGAATGTGGATCTTCCGTCCCAATCCCCGGCAGACATATACTCAGAGCCAGCCACCTTGTAGCTAAGAATGTCATTCATAAGGAGTTTCAAGTCTGTGCTGGCCTCCTTAATTTTGGCTGCCACAGCATTGTGAGCTATTCGTGCAATTTTCGACATTTGTTATTTACCATCTAAACAGGTTAAAATGTAAGTAAGCGTTTACTTACTTAGATTAGAGATTATTTGTGTTTGAGTCAAATTTAACTCAAGCCGTGGAGGGGGAAATGAAACAGCTTGAAATGAGTCCACACGAGCTGAGGCCAAATCCGTGGAACACCAACAGTGTTGATCCTGTGAATATGGATAAGCTCAAAGCATCCATGAAACGACTTGGCTGTTTCAAGCCGATCATCGTCCGAGAAGTTGAAGAATCAGGATTGATGATCAATCAAATCATAGGCGGTGAACACCGTTGGAAAACCTCAATTGATCTTGGGTTTGAGAAAGTGCCTGTAATCAACATGGGAGAAATTTCTGACGCCCACGCTAAAGAGATTTCTATCGTCGATAACGGTCGATACGGAACGGATAACCACGATGAGTTCATTAAGCTGATCGAGAGTATTGGTGCTGAAGACATTATCGACATCATGCCGTTGAGTAGTGATGAATTAGAAGATCTGATGTCCGGCTCAAGCGATGATGACTTGAAAGAACTTGAAGATCTAACTCTTGCAGACATGGAGATTGAGGCTGCACCTGAAAAGGGAGAGAAGCTTCAGTCCAACCAGGTAGTTCGATTCAAAGTGCCTATGGAAGATGCGGGCGGCGTTAAACGTGTAATCGATAACATCAAAAAAGAGCAAGGATTCAAAGATTCAGATGCTCTTACAAATGCAGGTGACGCACTCGTCTTTCTGTGTGCCAAATACGAGGAGTTGACCGGGCTATGAGCAAACTAAATATCAAGTATTTAGACCCAAAGAAGATCACCGAGTATGAAGGTAACGCAAAGATTCATACTGACGAACAGGTTAGCAAGATTGCAGCCTCCATTGAAAAGTTTGGTTTTGACCAGCCTATCGTGGTGGACAGAGATCATGTGGTCATCAAGGGGCATGGCCGCCGACTAGCCTCCATCAAGTTAAATCTAAGTAAAGTTCCTGTCGTTGTTCGTGACGACCTTTCCCTGGCTGAAGCCGCAGCCTCTCGATTAGCTGATAACCGTGTAGCAGAAGGCAAGAATGATCAGTCAAAGCTACAGGCAGAAATTGAGCGCATCTCAAGCGAGATGGAGGGCATGGAATTCGATTTATCAGACATGGGATTTGATGATAAAGAGCTGGATTTCTTGACGAGTGACCTGGGTGAACTCGATATGGATTCCATTGTTCAAGATATGGATGAAGAGATAGGTCGTCAGGAGGTTCATACGGCTGAAGCCATCGATAAGGCTGAAGATGAAGTCGTGACCTTCAAGAGCGTCTTCGGGACAAACAATTTGACCTTAAAGCAAGCCAGAACTATTCGATCAATTATTGCCGAAGCCGACTCTGATGATCGAGTTCAGGGTTTTGTTAACTATCTCGAAGAGCATTTGGTGGCCTAATGAAGTTTTCAGTGACTAAGAAGTTCAACACAACGGTAGATCGATCAAGCCGAGTTATGGAAATAGCAGAGTCATTCGGCCTTGGTCTGGAAGATAAAGAGTTTGTTTTGTATGACAGCCTAGAGATCAACATCAAACCAGGCGATGTCATATACATCACCGGACAATCAGGAAGTGGTAAGTCAGTCATTTTGAACGAGCTTGCTAACGAGATGAGCACGATCGGGATTAAGGTGGCCAACATTGACCAGGTGGAACTAAAAGAGGTCGCCTTGATTGATCAGATCGGCGAAAACACCAAACACGCAATGAAGTTATTGAGTGCAGCGGGTGTGAATGACGCCTATCTGACACTGCGAAAGCCATCAGAACTCTCTGACGGTCAGCGTTATCGATTCAAGCTGGCCAAGTTAATGGAGATGAACGCAGACGTTTGGGTGGCCGATGAGTTTGGTGCAGTCCTAGATCGCCCAACTGCGAAAGCCGTTGCCAGTAATCTACAAAAGACCGCTCGTAATATGGGTAAGCCCGTGACGGTGATGGTTGCAACTACTCATACAGATTTGATTGATGATTTGAATCCCAACATGGTCATTCACAAGCGATTCAGAGACGTAGTGGACATTAGAACAGGTTTGGAGGTTATTGACGTATGAGCAGACCAATCATTGTGGTTATCAGCAGAAATGTCGAGGAATTTGCGGATTATACAACCAATGAAGTTCGGCTCGGTTATGAGATTAGTGTTCCACTAACCGACTTCATTAACATGTGTAGAAAAGACGACACTATGGTTGCCTCCCGAATCGTTTGCCTCCCGAACTGTCAGATGATCATTGAGCGCTATAAGAGAACTGTGATCAAGCTAACTTCGGGGCAGGAAGTCGTTGTCGGTGACTTACAGGTTAGTGGTGAAATAAACATTGTTGAACCAGACGAAAACACCAACAAAGAAAGTGACTCTGAAAGTCTAACTGACGCCCAAGTCGACATGCTTGAAGAGCTTGATCGATACAGAGATCTCGTAATGAAAGGCGAGATGAAAAACTTAATTATCATTGGAAGAGTGAATACTGAAGAAGGTGCACTTCAAGATGCCGTAAGTATTCAAGATACTAACGTCGACTATTCAGGCATTCTTGGGGAACTGGAATTTGCAAAGCACACGATGGTTTACAAAAACCTGACAGAAAATACGCTGACGGGCATGTTGGAGCCGTTTGATGAGTGAAAACTGTCTTGTAAACATTGAGAATCGTGACGCAGAGCCAAAACCATTTTCGCTTTTGAGTGAGATGGTCGTTACTCATGGCACAAAAGATGATTGGTATGCACTTCACCATCTCCATTACAAGGACGAAGGGCTAACGCCGGCCCCGAGATTTTACGCTTGTCGCTTGAATGATGAGCTTGTAGGGGTAGTGGTGCTTTCGACTTGCACATTGATGTCTGCTCCCAGGCATGAGCTGTTTAAGACAATCAAGACGGGCGGCGATACTTCACTGACAAACACAATGAGAGCAACCTTTTTGAATGCCAATTTCAGAAGGGCTTCTCGTGTTGTTACTGACACATTGTATCGTGGTGTAGGCGTTAGCTATCGAATGCTGAATATCGCCGCTAGGATGTCAGGTTTTCGATTCATTGAAATCCAATCGTCTATGGCAAAACATAATCCATTCGCAGAGAAGGCAGGATTTGTTTACGCGCCTATCAAAAGATCTTCCGTGTATGACAAAGGCATACGATTTTTCCGTGAGAGATTCGAAGCTCACCCGGCTGATCATGAGGCCGTTTTGGATGAATTTAATTCGTTTCGACCAAAATATCGTGACCAATTGTTTAAAGAAATTTTAGATTTTTACTACGCCAATTCCACAAGGGAAAAGACAGGTGGAAACAAGCTGACCGGTAAAATTCGGGTTTACAATGAATACACGCCATCAATGGCCATTAAGCAATTGCAGCAGCTTGTGTTTGCGTCACCTGCTTATGGTGTATATCAGAATCCAGACCACAAGATAGAGCTTCCTAATGAAATACCTCTATCTGCATTCGATCTTCAAAAGCCATCAGAAGCTCTTAGGGTGGACTTATTGTGAGATTGACGACTAAGCAAAAGCAAATCTTAACAGTCATCTACAAGGGACAGGGAGAGTCTGGTAATAGAGTGGATGTCGATCTTTCCAATCTTATTGCGTCATTACCCTACGAGACGACAAGAGACTCTATGCAGTTTTCTATCCGGGCGCTAATCAAGAAAGGGCTTATCAGTAAGAATGAGCTTGAGCTGAGAGAAGAGCGGTTCCATGTGACCTATAAGTTGAGTCCACTTGGCATCGAGGTTGTGAAAAAATTTGGCTTGGAGAATAAGTAAGATTTTACTTATTTTGTGGTATGGCAAAAGAAAACAAAAACAAGGTAGCAAAAAAGACTGGAAGACGACTTTCCAAAGCTCAGTGGGCGGAAGCAACTCGTCTCTATGAAATGGGTGTAATGAACCAAACTCAGCTCGAAGAGAAGTTCGGTATCAATCGTGAAAATTTCTATCGCAGATTTAAAAGAGACGGAGTTGAATACGGATCAAAAACCGCCGCTGTTGGCGAAGCTGTAACTGAATCCGTAAAAGAAGAATTAGAAACTCTTCAAAAGGACTATTTGAAGCGCCTTGTTCAAAGCTCAGAAGAAGATTATCAGATCTCCCATTACATCTCTTTGGTGTCCAAGAAGCTTATACGAGACGCACTAGATCCAAGGTCAGGAACGGGGCTAGCGAGCATAGCGGAGGACGTGAAGGTTTTAAGAGGACTCAGTGCCGTTGTAAAAGATGTTACAGCCAACAAGCGTGATATTTGCAACTCGATTCTTCGAATGACTCAAGAGAAAGACGAAGATCAAACACCAGTGCTTGAGGTGTCTGAGTTATCCGCAGAAGAAATCAAAGAGATGCGTGAGGCTCAAGAGCTTGATGACAATATGGGCTTAGAGAGTCACGAGGAAAAACATGACTCTTAATGCAAACAGAAAAAAAGAAAAGTTGAGACTTCACCCAAAGCAATTTGAGGTGTTCAGAGATGGATCTCGTTTTAAGGTTGTTGTAGCTGGCAGACGTTGGGGGAAAACGCAGTTAGCGAAAACCAAAATCACAACGAAAGCCAGAATTCCAGATCAGTTGATTTGGTATGTCGCCCCAACTTATCGAATGGCGAAGCAGCTTATGTGGCGAGAGTTGCTTAAGACTGTGCCTCAACGATGGATTAAGAATATTAACCATACCGATCTGATGATCGAATTAATCAACGGAACTATTCTTGAGTGTAAGGGCGCAGACAAGCCCGACACATTGCGCGGTGTGGGATTGGACTACATCGTTCTTGATGAATTTCAGGATATGCGCCCTGAAGTGTGGGACGAAGTATTGCGACCAACATTGGCCGCAACAAAGGGTGGCGCACTATTCATTGGAACGCCAAAGGCGTTTAACCATTTGTATGACAAATATCAAAATGGTCAAAAACCTGAATTCATAAAATCTGGTCTATGGAGAAGCTGGCAATTTCCAACGATCACATCCCCATTCATCCCTCAGTCGGAGATTATGGCGGCCAAGGAGGAGATGGATCAAAGAACCTTCAGACAGGAGTTTGAAGCAAGCTTTGAGACAATGAGTGGTCGAGTTTACTATCCCTTTGACAGACGGGTTCATGTTAAACCTTGCCCATTCAATCCAGAGCTTCCAATTTGGGTGGGGCAAGATTTTAACATCGACCCAATGTGCTCTGTGATTATGCAACCACAGGTAAACGGTGAGATATGGGTGGTAGACGAGATATACCAGAGATCGTCAAATACAATGGAGATATGCCAGGAACTTGAAAGGCGATACTGGAAGCATCAAAAGCAGGTGATAATCTATCCCGATCCTGCCTCTTCAAGTAGACAACACGCTAGGGGAGAAACTGACCTTGATATTTTCAAAGAACACGGCTTTGAAACTATTAAAAAGCGATCTAAGCACCCTAGAATCAGAGACAGGGTAAACTCGGTAAATTCTATGCTCATGAGTTCAACAGGTGAGGTAAGCCTTTACTTCGACCCGAAGGCAAAAGAGACCATTAAAGGGGTAGAGCAAACAATCTATAAACCAGGCACTTCGGATGTAGATAAATCGGCAGGAACGGAGCACCCTACGGATGCTTTGGGCTACCCAATCGAGCTTGAAAGAGGGTTGCACAAGATCAAAATCATGGGAACAAATTTATAGGTGTAAAAGTAAGTAAGCGCTTATTTACATATAGGCTTATTTATGTTTCAATACCAACTATGAATGATAAAGTTGATGCTACTAAGGTTATTAAGCGAAAGCACCCAGAATACGACTCATTGTCTGATCACTGGGAGTTTTTGTATGCAACCTATTATGGTGGCCGCAAGTGGTTCAAGGATAACATTTTTCGTTATCACAAAGAGGGCAATGATGAGTTTAATCAACGCCTGGAACGCGCTTATCGATTTAATCATTCACGAGAGATTGTTGATCTGGTCAATAAGTATTTATTCCGACCAACAATTGAAAGGCCAGAGGAAAATGTAAACTCTGATCTTACCAAGTTCCTCGAAGATACCCGAGGCTCTGGAAAAGCTTCGTTTTCAATCGATGATTTTATGAAGTTAGCGAGCAGGCTATCTTCGATGGTTGGACGAAGCTACGTTGTGATCGATAGATCTGGCGAAGTTAGTGGAAGAAGCAAATCTGACGCTAATCACGTTAAGACCTACGCCTACATTGTTTTGCCAACAGATGTGTTGGATATGGCGTTTGACGACAGCGGAGATCTGGTTTGGATATTGATTAGAGAGTTCACCCGAGATGATGACAATCCGTTTGAGGGATCAGGTGAAGTTTCCGAGAGATACCGCCTTTGGACAAAAGAAAAATGGTATTTGATTGAGAAGCCCAGTAAAAAAAGCAAAAGCGCTAAGTATCATGTTACAGATGAAGGGGATCACAAACTTGGCCGTGTTCCCGTAGTAATCATCGACAATGCAGAGACAGACAGTAAATACAGTTGTCCGGCTCTGATTGGTGACATTGCATACCTAGATCGAGCTATTGCTAATTATCTGTCTAACCTTGACGCCATTATTCAGGATCAAACGTTCTCGCAGCTTGCGATTCCCGCACAAGCGTTAACGCCTGGTTCTGATGCAGAAAGGCACATGGTTGAAATGGGAACAAAGCGTGTATTCACGTTTGATGGAGAAGGTGGAACTCCGTTCTTTCTTTCGCCAGACCCTAAGCAAGCTCAATTAATTATCACCGTTATCCAACAAGTCATTAATGAGATTTATCACTCAGTAGGTGTAGCCGGAGAGCGAACTAAGCAGGACAACTCTGCTGGAATCGATAACAGCTCTGGCGTTGCAAAAGCTTACGACTTTGACCGTGTGAATTCACTTTTATCATCCAAAGCTAAAATCCTTGAGAGAGCCGAGAATGAGATCTGTGAAATCGTATGTCTGTGGAGTGAATCTGACATTGGTGACTACAAAGTTTCTTACCCAAGAGAGTTTGATGTTAAGTCGCTTTCTGACGAGATAGAGATTGCCAACGATTTGTTGCTTATCTCTGCACCTATGGAAGTAAGAAAAGAGCAGTTCAAGTCTGTCATTAAGAAGCTGTTTAAGGCTTCAGGAAAAGACAAGCAAGAGCGGCTAATGAAAAGCCTTGAAACCTGGGAAGACTCTCTGGATTTAAGCAAAAGTTTATTAAGTAATTCTCGGCCTGAAGCCGAATCAGACCCTAAATCTGAGGATTTGGAGTCCAATAATAAGTAATAAATTACTTACGGTAGGTCGAGATAAAGACCAAAGAAAGATCAAGATAAAGATCAGGAGAAATGTATGAATTTACGCAAATGGTTAGAAATGCAAAACCGACTTCTTGAACAAGCCGATGGCGGCGAAGGCGGTGGTGGAGCAGGGGGCAACGGTGGATCAGAAGGATCTGACGGTAGCAACTCTGGTTCTGGCGGCAACGGTGAATCTGACAACGATGGTGATGACGTTGACGGGTTAAAGAAAAAGTTGGAGTCGGAAAAAGGCGAGAAACAAAAGGTTATCGCCGAATCCATGAAGCGTAAAGACAAAATCAACGACCTAAGCGAGCGACTAAAGCAGTTTGATGGTGTTGATCTTGATAAATACAAAGACCTGATCGAGAAAGAAGAAAAGGCTCAAGAAGAAGCCAAGAAGCGTGAACTTGAAGACGCTGAGAAGAAAGGCCAGTTCGACAAGATCAAAGCTCAAATGATCGAGCAGCACAACGAAGAAATTGACGGCCTTAAGACTGAACTTGCTGCCAGCAATGCTGAGTCTGAAAAGCTACGAGGCCAAATCGTTGAGCTAACTGTTGGCGCTGAATTCTCAAACAGTAATTTCCTGACATCGGAAACTTTGCTGACAGGAAAAATGGCGAGACGCATGTTTGGCGATCACTTTGACGTTGAAGACGGCAAGGTAGTTGGTTATGACAAGCCACGAGGCGCAAAAGATCGCGCTCCTTTAGTGGATGCCCAGAGCAACCCAGTAAGCTTCGATAAGGCCATTGAAAAGATTATCAGTCTTGAACCCAACAAAGACGACTTCCTGAAAGCCAAGGGCAAAGACGGCGCGGGAAGTAAGTCTAACAACCAGGGTTCAGGCAAAGGTAAGAGTAATACGGAAGATCTACATGGCAAAACTCGCATTGGCCATGCTCTTCTGAAACAGCAAAAGAACTAAAGACAGTGTGATCCCCACATTGTCTTTGATGGCGCAAATGCGTCTCGAATAGTAAGTAAGAAATTACTTACATTATTTTAGGCAATGTGGAGGAATACCATGCCATTACTTCGTGAAGAAGCAGCAAAACTATCTGAAGACGATTTGGTGCGCGGCGTCATCGAAGAGTTTATCGATCAAGATGAAGTCTCTGTGATTCTGCCGTTCACACCAACTTCAGGCAAAGCTTACACCTACAACCGTGAAAAAACCTTGGCTACTGGCTCTTGGTTGAATGAATACGAAAAAGTTACTGAAAGCGCGAGCACCTTCGAAGAGGTAACTGCTGTAGTTCGTAAGTTGATTGGCGATGTTGATATTGACAAGCTGATCGCTCTACAAACATCTGACGTAACCTCTCAGTTGGCGGTTCAAATTGCAGCCAAGATCAAAGGTATGACTCGTCAATGGCGTCAAGCCTTCATCACTGGCCAAGCAGCAAACAAACAGCCTGATGGCCTTCAAGTTATGGCTCAAGGCTCTGACATCATCGATACAGGCGTAAACGGTAATGCCCTGACATTCTCCATTCTGGATGAGTTGTTAGATGCAGTGCCTAACGGTGCTGATGCGATTTTCATGCGTCCAGGCACAATCCGCGCTTATAAAAACTTGCTTCGCACAGCAGGCGGTCTAGAGCCAGCAATGGTGATGATGGAAGAGTTTGGTCGCCCAATGTTGACCTACAACGGCGTCCCAATTCTTAAGAATGAGTTCATCGCTGGCGATGTCACCAAGGGTTCAACCAGCAACACATGTAGCATCTACGCTGCTCGCTTGAATGAGGCCGACGGCCTACATGGTATCTACCCAGAAGGCGCTCCTGCTGGCTTCCAAGTAGAGAACATTGGCACTGTTCAAGACGAAGATTCTATCCGCACCCGTATGAAGGCTTATCTTGGCTTGGCTCTTAAGTCAACCAAGTCTCTTGCGTCTGCTGATGGTATCACCAACGTATAAACATTAGGGGCGAAAGCCCCTTTTGTCTTTGAGGGTTTGATTCATGCCAAAAGTCAAAATCATAAATCAAGGTTACGAGCAATTTTCAGATTACTTGGGGCCTTGGAAGTTTGAGAAGGGTGTGTCAGTTGATGACATCCCACAGGCAGAAGTTAATCGTTTGGGCGCTGTTTTTAATCTCAAGAGTCTTAAAGGCGAAGAGGTTACCGACTACGAGCACAGCGATAAATACAAAGACACTGCCGCTCCCAACAATGATCTGGGCGTAGTTAAAGCTGAAGATCGAAAGGTTGAAAAACCTGAAGCCAAAAAAGAAGTTGCCAAATCGGACGAGCCCGTGAAACAGGAAGAGCCGATTACTGATTCAGAAGTCACTAAGTCTTATACCCGCGAAGAGCTGGATAAGATCGCTGATGAAAAAGGGCGTAAGGCAATTGCTGAGATTGCTGAAGCAAAAGGCATCAAAACTAAGGGCGTAAGAATTACGACTTTGATTAATAAAATTTTGGGTGAGTAATCGTGGATAAGATCGCAAGTGGCCAAAGCAAAGTTATTTCCTTCGATATTGGAGAAGGGAAAATTGCGTCTTCTGCTTCATGGGTATTAACCGATCCATTTAGTAATGAAGAGCTAACGAGTGGCTCAGTTGCGGATTTATCAACGAACATCCTTGAGGTATCAATAGACCCCTCTTTCAATGTGGTTGATGAGTCTATCGATACCGATCCCTTAGTGGGTCGTGTAGTCACTTTAACCTGTGACGTTTCAGGTGAGACGTTAGAGTTTAAAGAGCTTTATGCCATTGAGAGCAAAGACTTCCTGATGAAAGGAAGAAATGGGTTTGCGGGATTTAATGCTTACCTAATAACGGCCGAGTTGACCCCAGAAATTGCTTACTTCAAAAGAGCATCAGAACTGGATAAGAAGATGGCTTTGGATTTTGCATTTAAGCAAATGTCCAAAATGTCATTGGTTGGTTTTGAGCCTTATTCGAAGCTAGAAGATATTCCTGTTGAGGATTACGAGAAATTCAACGACAAGTTAAAGCTTTTCATGATGGCTCAAATCATCCAGGCAGATGATTTACTTGGTGGAAACCCTATCGAAGATCAGAGACAGTCAGGTGTTTTGTCTAAAACAATTGGCGAATCATCTCATTTCTTCAGAACTGCTAAACCAGTCGATTACCCCATTTGTCAGAGAGCGATGAAGTTAATCAAAGGCTACGTGACATTCAGAGTTCGGATAGGCAGAGCGTAATGTATAAGTCCAAGGCTTTAGAGTCCTCAATGTTTTATAAGTCCATTATTGACGCAATGGGCTACAGAATCATCGAGTTGGCCAAACATCGAAAGTCTCACTTTGGTCATGTCGCCAGAACCTTAAGCCATGAATTTTCATCTCTGACCAACGGCTTTATTGACAGTCATGTAACTCTCATTGATGAGGCTTACAAGTTATCTCTATCAAAGGTAATTGAGCAATTTGAAATAGAGACCGTCCACTCTTTGTATGAAGACATGAACGTTATTTTCGAGCTTCATAAAGAACAGCTCAGAGACAAGTTAACTTTGATTGCAGGATTTGACGCTTCAAAGATTTTGTCTGCTTACCGAGCTTCTCAGATACGTTCTAGACGATCAAGCGCTATGGATGGAGCTATTAAGTTTTCTATTCCTGACGCTATGGGACGAAAGGTTAAGAGCGAAGAGGTTGTTTACCGAGAGTTGTTGAGTGCAATGACTTCGATGCACAACGAATTGGTTTTTTTAGTTGCAACGAATTCAGGTGTTACTGAGTTCTCAGTGAATAATCCAGACGCGGAATACAACGAAATGACGATTCCGGTCATTAATGACAACTACCTTGACACTATCGAGGCGGCTGGTCGTTATTTTCATTCGCGTTCTGGATCTTTGTTGGAGCCTTTGAAATGAGCTTGATCCATACATCAACCTGCACGATTCAGAAGTTAGAGTCGAAAGATCTCCGGGGGAAACCCACCTATGGTGATCCTATTGAGAACATCCCGTGTTCAATCGTAAGAATGAAAGGCACATTGAGACAAACTTCGGTAAGGGCTGATCGATCAGGTTCACGAGCAAGGGCAATGGAAACGACCGATGATGTTCGCTTGCTTATTGACCGCGAATACCCAGTTTCTCTTGGCGACAAGATCACACTGAAGGATCGAGTTTTAAAGGTTGAAGATTCTCAGGCGAGATATGACTTATTTGATCGCCTAGATCATCACCAGGTTGACTGCATGGTGCTGAACTATGAGTCGTAAACAAGTTTTTAAGACATCTCAAAATGGCGGCGATCTACTAGCGCATGAAATTGAGAACATACTTCGCCGGACATCCAGACGACTTTCTAGATTGCTAGAGAAGGGTGCTGAAGAGATTAAGGACAAGGCTGTAGATTTTGCCCCCAAAGATACAGGCGCTCTTGAAGACTCTATTTCCCTTAAAAAGAACAGTAGAGCGGGCGTGAACGGAAGAAACACTTTCTCTGTTTTTGTTGATGGAGAAGCTGAGAGGTCTGACGGCCGTAAGGTTGGTGAATACGCGCATCATGCTCACTATTCAAATGAGGCCAGAGGCGCAGGAACAGTTGCAAAGGGTGAGCAAGCTGGACCGATGTTTATGGAACGAGCCTTGGACGATGTTAAACCTCGTTTAGAAAAACGAGCTAAAGACATTGTTAAGGAGGAATTGAGATGAACGTAGATCCAGTTGCCGTCCATTTAGCCAGCGTCTTCAATTCATCATTAGATGCTGGCGATCCAGGCTATTTTGAGGATCTTGTGCCAGGTGAAAACCTTTTTGCAGAGCACATGCCTAATTGTGATCGGAAGACGTTTTCTGTCTTGGTAACTTCAACATATCAACCGACAACGATTAACCCTTACATCAAAGCACTGAGAGAGGGGAAATTCAGAGTCATTGTTAGGTCAAAAGATATTTTGATCTCAAGAGATATTTCGAACCGAATCGTGAAGGTTTTGGATTTGGTTAACATAAATTTGGATGGGATGAACTTTCGTTACATCCGACCAAATAGTGAGCCACTAACTTACCCTGCATCTCAGCGCGGAGATCTTTATGAGGGTGTTGTGACTTACGACTGTAAATTTACTGTCGAATAAGAGGTTAAGAAATGGCAAATAACGATGCTAGTAACATCAAGCTTGGCACATGCCAAATTAAGTTTGGTGGCGTAGATTTAGGCTTTACTATGGGCGGAGTGGAAGCAACGGTGGAAACATCAACGCACACCACTCAAATTGATCAACATGGTGATACACCTGTTAACGAACGAATCACTGGTCGAACCGTTAAAGTGAATGTTCCTTTGGCTGAAACCACTTTGGAAAACTTGGTTGCAATCATGCCTGGTTCAACTCTTGTGACTGACTCTGTTGATGCCAACAAGAAGAAGGTTGTGGTATCGACAGGTATTGGCACATCGCTTTTGGATTCCGCTCAAGAATTGGTTTTGCGACCAATTGATAAAGTGGGCACAGATGACGCAAGTGAAGACTTTACCGTGTTCCTGGCAAACACACCGGGCGGCATGTCGTTCGCTTACAAAATCGATGAAGAGCGAGTGTATAACACCGAGTTCACCGGTTACCCTGATATTGCTAATAACGGTAACTTGTTCTCCTACGGTGACAACTCTGCAACTCCTTAATTATTAGCTAGAAAGTAAGTAAGTATTTACTTATAATGGGCGTATCTATGATACGCCTTTTTTATTTTTGAATGGAGAAAGAAAAATGTCTGAAATCCTTAATGTGGAAGAAATCATCGAACCGGAAAAGGTATTGACCATCGGCGGTGAGCGACACGTTAAAAAGGTAATGACCGTTGAAGAGGTTCTTACGGCGATGAAAGCCGAGAAGGACGCTGACAACAAAGAAAAGACCCCAGATCAAGTTCTTGAAGGACTCGTTGATGCGGTAAGCATTGCCTTTCCTACTGTTGACCGTGAAAACCTGCTTTCTCTGTCGATTACCCAGGTTACGCACATCATCAAATTCATCAACGCTCCCGCGAAAAAGGAAGATGAGTCGGGGGAGTAAGTTCGAGACCTGCTGACCCTATTGATATTGGTTACATGATCACTAGGGTCTGTCGCTTCTATGGTATGAGCGATGAGCAAGTCTTGAATATGCCATACAACAGGTTTTGGGTGTTCAGCAAGAACATTGATCGAATAAGAGCGGAAGAAAATTTAATCAATCTTGAGATGTTAATAGCATCTCGGAGCAAGTCGGAAGACAACATCAAGTCGGTAATGAACGGCTTAAAAGAGCGAATTGATTTGCCTACCAAAAGCGTTTTCGAGGCTTATGAAATTCACCCTGAATATGGCGTCCCAATTGTTCCTCCTGAAGATGGGGTAAAAGAAAAGTTTGATAGATTGAAGTGAGGTAACTAAGTAATGTCCCTTGAATTGAATATTGATTTGGCACTAGATGACTCCGGCGCTATCAGGGGCATTATTGGTTCTCAAAGGAATCTAAAAAAACTTCAAAACCAAGCACAGAAAACCTCCGGTGCTATCACGGAAATTGGCGATAAGTCAGAATGGTCTTTAGCCAAGCTTCGTGATGTCTTGGTGACAACATCGATCACCGCTCACGCAATATCTCATTTATCCTCAGCGGTTACTGCATACGGAAGCTCTCTGATCGGCGCTAACGCTGAAATCGAGAGGATGAATACCTTACTTCTTGGACTCCAAGATCGTTCTTTAGAGTTTGCAGAGAAGCAAGCCAGAACGAACAAAGAGCTTGAATACCTACTTGATCTAACCCAGTCATCACCGGTTAACCTAAATGCTCTTTCAGACGCATTCGTAAAACTCAAAACCGCAGGTTTAGATCCGACGCAGGGTTCACTTCAGGCGCTTACTGATTCAATCGCCAGGTTCGGCGGCACAGACGAGCAATTCAAACGAGCTTCAATCGCTATCCAACAGATGTCCGGTAAGGGCGTTGTTTCGATGGAGGAATTGAGACAGCAGCTCGGTGAAGCCATCCCTGATGCTTTGAAAACAATGTCTGACGCTTTGGGATTAGAGATTGGTCAGTTAACCAAAGAAGTTTCGATGGGGACAGTGGCCGCATCCTCAGCGATTGATGCAATGCTCAACCAAATGGCAATCCAGAATGAGGGATACGCCAAAGAGATGTCTAAAACTTGGAATGGCACAGTTCAACGTTTGCAGTCCAAGTGGATGATCTTTCAAAAAGAAGTGGGCGATGCGGGAGCATTTGATGAGCTTAAATCAGCGCTTACCGAGTTCACTGATGGATTTCTTGGTTCAGAAGAGGCTTTCCAGTTAGCGACAAAACTTGGTGGCGCACTGGCTGACATCATTCGAGTGGCAGCAGATGTTGTTGAGTTTGCTTATGAATGGGCTGACGCTCTGGAATATGTTGCCAAAGCGCTAATCGCAATGAAGATTCTAAGTGTAGTGAACAACAACACTGCCACGTTAGGAAAGACCTTCAAATCGACTGGTGCAACTGTCGTTTCTTCGGTAGCTAACATGGCCAGGTCTTTTGATAAGTCAGTGACCTCTATGGCTGCCGGAACTATGAATATCGGCAAGACCTATAAATCCACGTTGAGAGAGATTCAAGGCTTAAACAAATCCTATTACTCGATGGTTGATGAGCAAGCATCAAGAATGCACGTCATAAATGACCGGGTAAGAGCAAGCGGCGTGGCTACAGCAACCGCCTTTAATAGCATCGGCTCTTCTGCGAGAACCGCAGCCGCAGGAATTCGCTCTTTTGGTTTGTCCGTGTCTTCTATGGTGGGCGGGCCATTCGGGATTATGGTTTTGTCAGCAGAAGCAATGTTGTTTGCTTATGACGAAATGTTCCGTAAGACCGATAAGCTCAAAGACAAGCTTTCAGAGCTAGATGCCAGATACTTCAAAGAAGAGGATGTTCAGGATCAGAAGGAGATTATTAAAACCCTTCGTGATGATCTTGATGAATATCGAAATGACCTTTTCTACTTGGAGAAAGAACGCGAGAACATGGCGGCTTCTCGTGATCGTCATGGCGTGGGAACTGGCGGATACCGAGATCGTGACCAGGCGGTGCAAAACTACGACCGCCGTATAGAAGAGATGAAAGCGAAGATCTCTGAGGCCGAGCGCGAAATTGAAGCAGGGCTGTCCAAGGTTGACGCTGCTTATGTGTCGATAGCCAAGAGACAAGGTGAACAAGCATTTAAGGTCATCAAGAATAATCTTGAGAGTGCTATCGACAAAGCCAATCAGGATATTAAATCTGGATCTGAAGCGATCACTGCGGAAGCAAAAAAGGTTGCTGAAGCCTCTTTGAAAGAGGGCGAAGATCTAATCAAGAAACAGTCACAGATAGCAGGCAAGCTTCGTAAAGAACTTGTTGAGAAGTCTTATGCGCCAATCCTTTCAAAGATCACTGATGAGATTGCAGAAGCAAAGGCTCAATACTCTGAATACACATCCCAGAGTTCCGGCTTGCTTCTGGATAACTTGACTCAAGATCAAAAAAGTCGAGCGACTGAGTTGAGCCAACAAATCAAGTTACTTGAGGATTTGGCCAATACCTATCAAAACCGAATCGATAAGGCTGATACGAGCCTGACTCGAATGGAGAATCAAGGTAACAAGTTCTCTTCTCCCAAGAAAGATACGCTTCAAGAGTATGTCAATCGCACCAATAAAGCGTTAGAGAAGTTGAAGGCTAAGTCTCAAGAGGTTAACCCTCATCTGGCAGAGCTAAACGAGTTGCTTACTCAGGGCGTTTTCAAAGGCAAAGACGGCTCTAAATACACTCAGGATGACGAGCTATTCATTGAGGCCAAGAAGATTGCTGAATCTCGTTTTGAGGTTGAAAAAGCCATTAAGAGCGAGAATGCCGCCAACGAAACCAAACTAGCTCTGGACTCGAAGTTAATTGAGATGCAGAAGCAGCTAGACCTGGCCAAACAAAAAAGCTTCGAGGTTATGGATGAGTCGAGCGAAAAAATCATTAAAGAGTCTGATGCCAGCATTAAAGCTGAAGCATCTATTCAGGCGCTTATAGAGTCTGCGACCGCCGACGGAGCTTTAAGCAAAGAGTCAGTTCTTGAGAAGTTTTCCAAAGAATTCAAACAGATCAGACAGGCAGCCAAGGACATCGATGACGTAAATCAGAAAATAAAAGACTTCAATCAGAACGCCAAAGATATGGAGTTTAAGAATTCAATTTCTGACCGGATTTCCAGACAGACTCAGGCCGCTAAAGAAGCTCTGATGAGCGAAAGACAGATAGAAGAGCAGAACCATCTAGAAAGACTTAGAAGGCTTGATGAGTATTACAAAGAGCTTGAGAGAAAAGGTTTAGCAACAGAAGAGTTCGGCAAGAAAATCAATAAAGCCAAAGAAGCCGAGAATGAGCGATATGCGACTAGATACGAAACGCGAGTTCAATCTTTGGCGCATGAGTGGAATGACACAGCCAAACAAATTGAAAATTTCCAAGTTGCTACCTGGAATAGCGCTTCGGCCGCGCTAACCGATTATCTAGTTGAAGGTGAATTGGACTTTGATAAGTTCGCCCAATCAATTTTGAAGATGATTCTTGAGATCCAAATCAAGAAGGCTATGGCCGGAATTGTCAGTGGAATCGGTAGTGCAATCGGCGGCTACCTCGGAGGTGGAGCAACGGCCGGCGCTCAGATAGATACTAATCCAGTAAGCTTCGGAAGCACTTTGCAGTTCAACTCTAACACCGTTGGTATTACACCTCATGCTAATGGCGGTATTTTCGGTGCATCAGGATCAATCCCTTTAAATGCCTATTCAAATGGAGGAATCGCCAAAGAGCCTCAGTTAGCTTTATTCGGAGAAGGCAGGATGAACGAGGCTTATGTCCCTCTGCCTGACGGAAAGACCATCCCAGTAACAATGTCGGGCGGTGGCGCACCAAATGTTGTTGTGAACGTTATTAACAAAGGTGGCAAGGATATGGATGCCAAACAAGGTAAGTCTCATTTTGACGGCAAGAAGATGATTCTTGATGTGGTGTTGACCGAAGCGAATAGACCAGGCGGCTTCAGAACTGGAATGAAGGAGGCGCTGAATGGATAAGATGCCACTTAGCAACATTCAAGACTCATCAAAGTTTACCGAGAAGCATCCTGATTCTGGTGTGACCTCAGATACAGATGGTGGATACGTTACTTCGAGGGCGAGGTTTACGCGAAGAGCCAGGATCGTTTGGACAACCGGATTCACAGAGATTTCATCCGAGGAAAAGACGGAGTTGACCGAGTTTTATCACAAAATAAAAGGCTCGGCAAAGGTCTTCCAGTGGTGGAATCCTCAGACGCTTGAGTGGATTAATGTGAGATTTTCGGGCGATCTGGATTGGACTTATGACGGTATTGGCTATCAATCCCTCTGGTCAACGAAGTTCACTTTGGTAGAGGCATAAATGAAAAATTTAACCATAGATTCAGTCATTGAAAAGAACAAACTGTTTTCTGACACACCATATCTTTTGTTGCTTGAGATAAGCGTTTTAGATCCAGAAACAAAGGCTCTTGAAGAGGTGTTAAGAGTTTGCCAAAACAATGAGGACTTTGAGTTCAATGGCCAAGTTTATGCCGCTGCCAATTTCATGATCGACATTCGATCCGAAGTAGGTGAAATGCCTACATTGCAGTTGAGCATCAATGATACGACCGGAGCTTTTCACACCCAAATAGAGCCTTATGACGGTGGGCTTGGGTTTGAAGTAAAACTGATGGTTGTCGACGGAAGCCTGGTAATTGGTAAACCAGAGATTGAAGAAGAATTTGAAGTGACATCAGCCACGGTATCCGGTTTTGCTGTTTCATGGGATTTAGGCATTTCTAATCCTCTGGCCATATCTTTCCCAAGGAGAATGCAACACAGGGAGTTATGTTCCTGGCGCTTCAAATCCAGAGAGTGCGGATACTCAGGTGAGAAGTCTTCGTGTGACTATACGTTAGACGGAGGGGATGGATGTGTGGATAAGGACAACACCCGCAGATTCGGTGGCTATCCTACGATGTTGAGGAATTAACATGAGAAAGATGGTTATTACTAAAGAAAGCGTTGATGAGCATTTGGAGACACCTTTTGAGTGGGGCGGCAATGATAAGAATGTCTCATTTGATTGTTACGGTTTAATTGAGTCCCTTTACAAAGACAACGAAATCTCTATTCCAACCCTAAAAACACGCCCTAAGTCGCACCAAGAGTTTCTTCAAAAATTTAGGGCTGGAATAACCTCGCAATACTGGGTGACAACCAAAGAAAAGATTGGCGCGATCGTAGTTTTCCAGAAAGGGCAAAACGAGTCTGACATTCATTTTGGCGTTATCACCAAAATTGGGTTTGTAACCCACGCATGTCCTGATCACGGGAAGGTAGTAACACAGCGATTGGGAGAGGTAGGCAGAATCGTTGGGTTCTATGAATACAGAGGAAAGCCAGATGCGGTCATATAGAGACTTGATTGGCACTCCATATAAGGTTGATGGTCGATCTAAGAAAGAGGGATTCGACTGCTATGGACTGGTTCACTACCTCCACAAAGAGAATGGAATCAAGATTCCTGACTATAAAGCCCCTGAAGATGCCTGTGGGATTACCGCTCTGATATTAGGTGAGTCTGTTAGATGGAAGCCCACGGAGCTTAAAGAAGGTGCTGTTTTGGTGTTTAAGCTGATGGGACACACCCATGTTGGATACGCCATCGATGAGAACACATTTATCCACGCCTGGGAGCAGACGGGCGGCGTTACTATCGAGCGCATATCACGCTGGAAATACAAGATTATTGGAGTTTATAAGTGGCAGTAGAAAAGGTCGTTACGGTAAAAAGCATTGATAATCCGCTTCAACCATCAGTAAGCGGCATTACTGAGCATAAATTACATTGGCGCGAAGGAATGAATCTTAGCGCCGTAATTGCGGTTTTAAACCCATCCTTGGATTATGTAATGGTCTTAAATGGCCAGTTAATCCAAGAAGGCGATTGGGGCAGCACAAGACTTCGAGCGGGCGACTTTGTTGTAATTTCTGACATACCAAGAGGCGGAGGCGGAGGAGGTAAAGGCATTCTTCGTATAGCTTTGACAATCGCTATCGTGGTGGCAGCAGCCTATACGGGTGGCGCGGCAGCAGGTTTTTTGCAAACAACATACGGTTTATCAGCGGCAGCGACTACTGCTGTTGGAGCAGGTATCACGGCAGCAGTAACCATTGCAGGAACAATGGCCTTAAACGCTCTTTTGCCACCTCCGACTCCTGACACTTCGGCTAGAAGCTACGATGTGACACAAGACTCACAGACCTATGGGTTTGAGGGGCCAAAAAATACCGCTAGAGAGGGTATCGCCGTTCCAATTTGTTATGGACGGCATACGATGGCCGGTAACTTAATCTCATTGTTCAATCAGAACGATGGCGATGATCAAAATCTCTATATGCTCATTAATGCAGGAGAGGGATCTATTGCCGGATTCTCAGATATTAGAATTAATGATCAGCCATACCGTGACTTTGATGGGGCAAATGTAGCTACAAGATTAGGATCTGAAGATCAGTCACCGATTCCTTGGTTCGGCTCAGTTGTTGAGTCTCACAATATGCAGGGACAGAGATTGGCTGATGACGATTATATCTACTTTGAAAGCCCTGAGATTGCCGAGCGCTTTCAGTTTGACTTTTACTTCCCGCGTGGCCTTGTTGCTTATGGCAGAGACAGTGGCAATAAACTTACGGCTAAAACAAAGATTTCAATTGAATATTCACCCGTGGATGAGAATACCTGGCAGAGCTTGACGGTATTAAGTTCTCTTGATCGATCTAGGCACACCTCGGACATTTATTTGTCAGATCTAGATCTTGATGAAGAGGTCTCATTAGAGTGTGACTACGAAGATTACGACGCAAGCCCAAACTGGATTGCAAACAAACAAAAAGTGTATGGCATCGCAAGCGGGAAGGTTTTTGAACACACTGGCGGAGGCGGCTCTTCGGTAATTGAATTCTCATCGAAAAAGAATTCTACAGTTAGACGAAGTGTGACCTCAGTAGGTAATCAACTCGATAGCGGAACAAGATACAAATTTCGTTTTAAAAGATTAACGAAAGAGGCAGATTCAAACTATCTAGTTAACCAAATCAACATCTCTGAAGTGAAAGTAATCAGAGATTACGGTGTTGGCATGTCTAACACGGCTCTTTTAGCGCTAAGAGTCAAAGCTACTGATCAACTAAATCAAACACCGAAAGTTACATTCAGACACTTAGGTAAGTTGGTAAAAGTTTATGACCCATCAAGCGACAAATGGTTTTGGAGAAATTCTTCGAATCCAGCTTGGATTGTTTGGGACATGATGACCAATACGAGGTATGGAGCTGGAATAAAGAGAAATCGAATTATATTGAGCGCATTTATCGAGTGGGCTGAATACTGCGAAGAGCATAATCTTCAATTTAATGGTGTTTTCGATGTTCGTCAGGGCGTTTGGGATGCCATTAAAAATGTTGCTCGTGTTGGCCGTTCACAGATCATCATGGAAGGGACTAAGTTTTGGCCAGTAGTATATCAACTGAAAGATCCGGTAATGCTGTTCAACAATGCCTCTATCATTAAGGACAGCTTTTCGATTACTTACATTCCTTCATCTGATCGAGCGAATGTTATCAATTACTCGTATTTTGATAAGACCGACTCCAACCGACAGAAGACGGTGAAGCTTGTCAGCACCCGCTCTCTGGATAGAGGGGATGACATAAAAGAACTTTCGGTTGTTGGTCTTGGTATCGACAATTATGAGCAAGCCAGAGAAGAAGCTAAATTGATGCTCAATATGAACGAGTTTATCAATCGCCAGGTTTCTTTTTCCGTTCCTACAGAATCACTCGCTGTAACTCTGGGCGATGTTGTTATGATCCAACATGACATGCCATCGTGGGACTTTGGCGGTCGTGTGGAGGAAGGCTGCACTACAACAGAAATCATCTTAGACGGCGATTACTCTCAGCTTAATCAAGAAGATGACTATCAGGTATTTATCCAAACCAACGCCAAGGATTTAGGTTCTGTGCAATTGACACAGATCGTTGGTGATTATGTGTATGTCGACGCCATTCCTGAAGGAAATAACATCAAGCGCTTAGTTGTTAATGGTAACGACTATGAGGTGAAGTCCGTAAAAGAGTTCGAAGGTATTGGATTCGCTTTGGAAATGGATTCAGTTCTAGGTCTTCTGCCAGGAATGGCTGTTAACCTTTGGGATACCGATGTTATTGAGATGCAAACAGCCTCATTCAGTGCGGATGCTCCCGATAGAGTTACAACCTATGCGCCATTTAGTTTTGTCCCATCCAAAGGGGATAAGTTTATGGTTGGCCCATTAATAAATAAAAGAGCAACTTACCAGATCCAAGCAATTTCTGGGGATGGATTTCACGAGCGCCAGATTACTTGCATCGAATACACCCCGGAGTTGTTTATTTCGGGTGAAGTTTATGAGCAGCCTGGATACGGCAATCTCAATAAACTTAGCCACTCAGTGTTAAGTGATAATGGATTTGAGGAAGAATTACTTCCTATCGGTGACGTTGTAAAAACCAGATTATCAATCGACTTTTACAACGACAGCCCAATCTATCGAGAGACCAAAGTTTTACTTTCCAGAGCCAATGGAGAGTTTATCGATTACGGTAATCATTTCAGCTCGTTCCAAATTGACGTTACAGAAGGCGAGTTGATTAGGATTAAGTTGGTTGCTAGGGACACTTTAGGTCGATACATGGCTGAAACTTCAGCCCCAGAGTATTCACATACGGTTGTTGGAAAATTAGCACCCCCTCAAGATGTGAAGAACGCAATAATCGAGAAGGTGATTGGCGGGATTCGCATGTTATGGGACAACGTGAGTGATATTGACCTTGCGGGTTATTCAATCAAAGAAGGCGATTCATGGGATTCTGGCGTGACTTTGGCCGATCTTCACAAATCCACAAATATCTTTATCCCTATTTCTAGCGAAGGTCAGAGACGTTATTGGATCAAAGCGGTAGATACATCCGGCAATGAATCTGAGAGTCCATTGTTAGCTGAGGTTGATATTGACCCTCCTTCTCAAGTGACTGGTTTCTTGGCCGTCCAAGACGGTAACTTGGTTAGCTTAAGATGGGACGTGCCTATCACAGCAAAAGAAACTGGTATTGAATACATTATTCGTAAGGGCGATACCTGGAAAACTTCTGTTGAGGTGGCTCGAACCACAGGTGACACATATAAGATCAATTCTGAAACCAAAGGGGATAAGATTTACTGGATCAAAGCGAGAGACATTATCGGTTTGATGAGTAAAGAACCGTCTTTTGCCACCGTGAAAGTTGATTATTTGAAGGATCGAAATGTCATCAAGACAGACGACCATTCAGCAGACGGTTATCCCGGTCGACTTGTTAATCTTGAGAAATCTGGGGATAGGCTTCAGAACATCAAAGGTCGAGTAGAAGGGGATTATCTCTTTAAAGCGACAACGCCATACCCCGTTTACGCCCGTAATTTGGTTGCCATGACCCTGACAGCCGTTAAGGATGTGGGAATTCCTTGGGAGGATGCAACTTTTACCTGGGACAGCGAAGAGGCGAGACAAAGGTGGCTTCCAGAGGGAGAGATCACGGATGTTGATGCCAAATTGTTTATGTCCGGTAAATCAGACAGTGTTATCACCAGCACTAAAGATTTGTTAAAAGTTGGCTTGCATGATGACACCAACATTGATGGATACAACACGGTTTACGATGAGAATGGTGACTGGCTTCCGGCAGACGAAACACCTTCAATTGAACAGAATGTAGTTGTAGATCCAAATGACGGTCGATTTGTTGGAGGTGCGGTGATCACAACAAACTCTCAATTGGAATATGACTGGCCAATAGCAGTCTCACCGATTGATTCTATGTTCCAGTTTTGGGTAAAGGCGAATTCAAACTCACAAGATCAGGTGATTTATTTCCAAACAGAGTTGTATGTATCAAGCCAAGCAAACCTCAAGACCAAGATCTTCATCGGAAGGGATGGTCACGGTCGCTTCTTCTGTCGAGATGATTTTGGCAGGAAAATGAGATTGAGCATGGAATTTAACGATGGCGAGTTGGTTCTTATTGCCTTCAAGCAAACTGAGGATGTCAGAAAATTCTATGTTGGCAAGCAGGGCGGAGAGATTTTAGCTTCGGAGCTTGAGCATTGCCCGTTAATTCCAGAGGGAGACGCTCTGTCAGGGGTGAATTTTGATAGGCGTAAAGTTAAGTTTTCGGCTTAATAGTAAGTAAGTTCTTACTTATAATGTTAGAATAGGCAAAAATTAATAGAGGTTATTAAGATGAGCGTTAAAGATAGTTTACAAGTTATTGGCAAGATGTCAGCGACCCTTAAAAAAGCTGATGGAACAATTGAGAAGTTCAATAAGAACAACCTAATTGTTGATATTGGTTTCGACTTTATTGCAGATGCAATAGCAAAAGCGTCCGGCCGACCTCCTGTTATGAGTCACATTGCAGTGGGAACTGGGACGACCGCGCCCGCCAGTGGCGATACAACACTTGAAAGTGAGTTAACTCGTAAACAGATCACTTACTGGCATTCTGCTGGCACAAAAGAATTCGCTGTAGAAGCTACGTTTGATCAGGGCGAAGCTACTGGTGCTTTGACAGAAGCAGGTGTGTTCAATGATGGCGTTTCAGGCATCATGTTGGATCGTGTCGTTTATGCGGTTATCAACAAAGGTGTAAACGACATTCTTACAGTTCGATTCACTTTTGATCTTTCTTAAGAGGTCTTGCTGTGGGCGTTACTTTCTCTGAAAGCGGTGTTAATCACACTTGGACGACAGCCAAGTTTTCTTGGAACTCAGTTGAGGCAAGATTAGCTTGGCGATTGTTTAACTACGTTATAAAGGTGATTGACGTTGATGAGTTTATGAACTTTGAATCGCCCGCCGCCGACTCTACTGATGAAGATTTTTATTCACTTCTGGATAAACGATATTTCAGTCGTGAGTCGATCACCATTCAAGAGTCCGTGTCGAAAAGCATTAGCAAGCCTTTCGACACCTCTTCAGTAACATTCGGAGATAAGTTTGGGCGAGTAATCCCTATTGAGAGTGGATTTACTTTGTCAGAGACAAACCCTCCAATGTTCACTCTTGATATGGATATTCAGGTTTCAATGCCTTTCTTTGAGATTGATTCGAAACATTACAAGCCAGAGGCTTGGGTCGAGTCGATCAGTCTAAACGACAACAGACCGAACTTTGGTTTCAGTCTATCCAATAATGAATCTCTTCAACTTGTGGACGTTATGGATAGGGAAACTCAGTTCAACCGAGAGTATTTTGAGGCTTTGGATGTTGATAGTGCTGGTCTAAGCAAGGATCTTTCATTGATTCAATTGGAGAACATACCTGTTGACTCAATGATGTTCAGAACACCAGATATGACGGTATCCGACCTTAAAGTCTCAAAAGTCGATCTGGACTTCAACTCATTTGCGGCGGCTCTGTCATCCGACTCTCCGGTGGGTTATTCAGAGTTCAAGCGGTTTGTGCCAGGTGACTACGAGTATACAGAGGCTTTATTCAAACTGTCTCTTACAGGGCGGAACGGCTCTCAAGCTCACATTACCGATTTAAGTTTATCTATCGATCTACCTGATGTTCATGACAGAGGCAGGGTGATAGTCGATTCAGCAGGTTGGATCGAAGTTAACTTTAACCGACCTTTTTATGTTGCCCCAGAAGTTAATGCAACTGTCGAATCAGGAAGTGGTTCTTCTGTCCCTTATGCCGTTGTTCGGGATGATGTAACCAAAGATAAGTGTTTCGTGGCGCTGGTAGATCCAGCAACCAGAAACTTTACAACGGGAACATTGAGATACCACGCCATAGGATATTAAGAGGTAATTATGCAATCGTTTATTCAAATTCCAATTACCGAAGAGTTGGATGACTCCTTACCGCTTCTACTAAACAACACTAAGACAGCATTGTCCCAATCATCCGGCAGTTCATTTCCTGATGACGATGCGGATTTTATTGGTAGACCTTGCTATCGAACCGATCAAAAGAAGCTGTATGTTTGCACCAGCATTTCTCCGTCAGTGGTTTGGACATTGATGTTCGACTTCAATATTGGCAAAGGTTATGCAGCATTAAACCACAACCACGATTCTGATTACGCAGCTAAGGATCACTCTCACAATGACTATGCGCCAACTGACCATAGCCATTCAGAGTATTTATCTAGTAATGGCGTGACGAGCACTTATCACTCAGGCAATGGCGGTCGCGGTAAAGTTGTGAGCCGAGATTCATCAGGAAGAACAACGCTTGAAGGGCTCTATTATCGTTATTCAGGTGCTTACGCATCCAAGGACGATGTTTCTTACGTGTTAGGTGTGAAATCCAAAGATGCAGATCAGAGCATGGTGAAACCATTGAGCATTGCGGATCTCAAAGAAGCGCTGAATATCCCAAGTATGACTGTTTCGACTGATTCACCATCTGGCGGTAAAGATGGTGATATTTGGTTTCAAGTGGGGGCTTAAATGAGTTCATCAATTAGAACGCCTGAAGCCTGGAATTTTCTTTCGACTTACGCTAGGAGAGACGGTGAGTGGCAACCTTCAAAGGTCTGGGGAAAAGTTAACGGCCAGTGGCTTTCTATGGGTGGCACAGTAGCCACCATCTCAGTTAATCATGATCGTTTCAAAACAATTGATGTTTGGGAAATCCTGAAAAGCAGAGGCGAGGAAGATTCCAGAATTATCGTCGTAGAAATTGGGTTGGATGTTGTTGTTACACCAGAGCCAGAAGCCTATCGATTAACACCTGAAAAAGAAGAGAAATACGGCTGTGCTATTTATGCGGTAGGAGATTGGCTGCCAAATCAAATTCTCGTTATCAAAAACAGAGGTTATCTATTCGGCAAAGGTGGAGACGCAGGTCGCGGGGGTATTCCTATGTTAAGACCTCCTTCAGATGGTGAAGATGGTCATCCCGCAATCATTACAAACATCCCAACGCAGGTCGAATCTGAACAAGGTTTGATTTGTGGAGGTGGTGGAGGTGGTGGCGCAGCCGGAACTATCCCGCCAGATGCAGGGCGATACTACGCTAGTAAGACGCCAAAGTATAAATACACTGGCGAAAGGCATCAGGGTTATCAAGCTAAAGGCTATAGTCACTTGATCGCATCATGTTACGGCTCTTATGCGTATTCTATAAGGCACGGAAATTGGGCTGGTGTGATCTCTAATTCTGATGAAGAAAACAGCCTCTATGGATCTGGCGAATGGGGCTACTCACAGGGCAACATGTCGGGACACATCACCAAATACCCATCCCTTTTGTCTGAAGAGCAAAGAGGTGGATACATGGGCGGCCTTAGCCTGGGAATGTCTGCGGGCGGAGGGGGTGGCACTCCAAACGGAAGATATGCCGTTCGTGCTGTGCCAAATACGGTAAACCCCACGGGCATTCCTGTTTCTCAAGCCACTCATTACGGGGATTTTGATACCAAGACAAACTCAGGCTCGAATCAAGCAGGTAAAAGCGACATCAGCGCCTTGTCTGCACCATTGCAGAGAGTAATTCTTTATTCGCCTTACAGAGTGTTTGGGCCATATAACTCAAACGCCAAGTCGTCTGCTGTGGGTGATATGTATGATGACTACACAAATTTGTCCTTATCTGCCACCAAAGGATCTCAGAGCGCGAGCGGCAAAACTCTGCAATACGCCTTTATGGATGACGATACGGGAGATGTGAACGAGGAAACCTTTGCAACACAGTTAGATCCCGAAAACACCGTAAGCACTGGGCAGCGAGTTGTTAAGCCAAACCCAAGACATCACTTTTTAGGAACAACAGGGGGATTCGGCTATGACTTTGCTAAGATTGTTCGAGAATCCTTCAAGCCTCTATTGAGACCCGACAATGCGGCAGACATAAACGTCACTAAGTTCTCATCATTGGTTGGAACAACTCATCGATTCGTTCATCAGGGTTATTACTACAAGCCGCCTGGATTAGAGATTCAGGATGTCTCAGATAGCGGTTTGGATGCAATGAAGCTTCAGAGAGGATCACCTGGGTTTGCCAGTGGGAATAATTATAATTTCTCACCTGGACTTGGTTACTCTTACACGCCTTACAGCGCAAATTTAGGTGTGGTTGCGGGTTCTGTCCCTAAGCCTAGAAGTTTGCCTTACGACTATGAAAGAAGTCATTTAATCAAACGGACATTGAGAAGCGAAAGAACGCCGACTATTGGCAGAATCACCAAGGGCGACACCTGTTATTTTGATGCGCTTCATCTTGCGATTCACAGTCCAACATGGGGTATGCCAGGTATGAATCAATGCCTGGGAATGTATTTGCCTTTCAATAATGACGAGTTGTTGGATTGGGATGTTTACACAGCCAAAAAAGGCGAAGTATCTCAATCTGCTGATGGCTACGAGCGCTTTTATCACAACGGCTTTGCTCAATCCTCCAAAATCACAAAGGCATCAGAGGCTATCTTTTGGTGGGCTAAATGTGGTGGCGTAGAGTCTTCAGGAACAATCATGCCTCGATTACATGCTCTTGAAGAAAAGAGTTATGGAACTGGATCAAATATCTATTACTACAAACGACCTGTAACTGAATTAACACCCCCGATGCTTACTGGAATTCACCCAAGTCACTCTTACTATAAGCAAAAGAACAACCCTCAACTTCGAGATGCCCAAGAAGCTCCAATACAAAAAAACTTCGAAGAGTATATGGTTGTGGATAGCGCCGGAGAAAAAATCGAAAAAGCGCTATTCCGTATTATGTCTGCACAGGGGAGTGGTGGTTACGGAGGTGCACCCGGTCAAGATGGCCAAGATGGGACGGACGGTTGGAGTTTTTTCACGCCACACCGGAAATTCTTTGGAGGATCTAAGGGTGGTAAAGCTGGTCCAGCCATTAAAGGCGCTCAATATATTATGAGCATCAAAACAAACGCTCATGACCCAACCTGGAATGGTTTATATGGTGGCACAATAAATATTTAGAAAGCTTATACCGCGCCCAATTCTTTTATGAGAAAATAATAAGTAAGTAATTACTTATTGATGGTATTGGAATGTTAGTCATAAAAGAAGAGGGCGTAAAAGCTGTAGTCATTCATCGTGACCAGACCGTCAATGTTGGCGCGTTAAACCCAAGCTTGCCCGAAGATCATGGGGACACCTTCGTGTATCTATCGATCATCATGGTTTTAGGCGTCATTGCAAAGAAGCTCTCTTCAAAAGAGCCACTTGATTGGAAGCGATTCATAGGTGAGATGATCTTCTCATTTATCGGAGCAATAGCTGTCTACCTGGCGGGAGACATTCAGGGCTTCGATAGCAAAATGATTCTTCTTATGGGCGCTCTGATGAGTCTTGGAACGGTCAGAGCATTTGAGTGGTTCGTCAAGATACTTGGTGTATTAAACAAGATGGTGAAACCGTGAAATGGCCTAAAAACTTCAAATTGTGGGAATTCCTTAAGTCCGATGTTGCCGCTCGAAAAGGGATAGACAACACACCCGACGACCACTCCATAGTTGAAAATCTAAAGCACACCGCCTGGATTCTTCAAGAGCTTAGAAACGAAATTTCTAGGTTCAAAAATAAAGACACTCCGATGACGGTATCTTCAGGTTTCCGTTGCAAGAAATTGAATCAAGCCATAAAGGGCGCGAAGAACTCTGATCACATGAAAGGATTGGCGGCAGATGTCAAAGTGATTGGCGTTAAACCTGCCGACTTCTACAAGTTCATCAAAGAAAGACCTTACCTTCATGATCGAATCAGTAAGGTAATTTTGGAGTTTGATTCGTGGGTTCACATCTCTATTGCGGAAGAGTCCACTAAAACCCAGTTCTTAATCGCAAAGAAAGTAAGAAAGTGGGGACGACTCGTGACAGTCTACGAGTCAGATACTTAATTAGAAGCGCTCAGAAGTCCGGCAGAGCGTTTCTGAGGACTTCTAAGCGTCCTATCAACAAAAGCTAGTGATGCACGTTAGGAGTCTTCATGCCGAGACGAAATAAGAACGCACAAAAACAACGCCGCAAGGATCGTCAAAATCTAAAAGAGGCTTATGTCCATAAAGAAGACGATTTTGATTCATTTGAAGGTGTAGAGCACTTTCAGCACTCCCCAGCCAAACATAAATGTAAACCGCTCGAAGCCAAGAATCAGGCTCAAGGTCAGTATATGGCGACCATTCAATCTAAAGTGATCACTTTTGGCATTGGCCCCGCAGGAACAGGTAAAACATTTATTGCCGCTGCTATGGCCGCAGATGCGCTCGCCAATAAGGAAGTAGATAAAATCGTGATTACGCGACCCGCCATTGGTGCAGACGAAGATCCCGGTGCTCTACCTGGCGACATCGATGAGAAATACGATCCATACATTGCCCCGTTTCTTGAAGTGCTTAATGACCGCTTGGGCGCATCTCATGTGAGATTGTTAAGAAATAATGGCCGTATTTTAAGTGAGCCATTGGCATTCATGCGTGGAAAGACATTTAACAAGTCTTTTGTGGTATTGGATGAAGCTCAAAACACCACTGTTTCACAAATGAAGATGTTTCTAACTCGCTTTGGTGATGATTCTAAAGTGGTTGTTAATGGTGATATTAAGCAGTGTGATTTGAAGAATCGAGAGTTGGTAGATGGAATGTCCGGCTTAGAAGATGCTGTAAGGCGATTGCGTAAGAAGTCTGGTGATATTGCAGTGTGTGAGTTCACCAAAGAAGACTCAATCCGTCACGGATTGACAAAAACCATTCTAGAAGCATACGAGGGTTAATTATGAGAATGTGTCACGAGAAAAGATTAAATGTCACTGGCGAACAGACCATCACTGTAATGAGTGAGGCTACAAATTACCAAGTATCTCTGTATGGAACTGGTAGTGTAGCCATTTACTTTAAAGTAGATAGCTTTGATGTTGAAGAGCCATTGGAAGACGGCAATATCACCCTGTCCTCTACAGAATCAAAGACCGTCCGCATTGAAAATGTCAGCTTATCTGCAATTATTCTAAAGCCAACAAGTAATGCAGATGCTTACAGTGCTGTCGTTGCGGGTATCAGCTAATGAAGTTTAGATCAATGTCGGGGCTAGGTGTTGTAGCCCAGTCTTTAGTTGCGAATTCTGTTAGACCAACATCCTTCACTTTAACTAGAGGTTTACTCAATATTGATACAGTCGTTGTATTTGGCGCAAGCATAATGGCTCAGTCATTTGGCGACATATCAGGCGTTGAAAGCAAGTTTCTGGATGCTGGAATCCCTGTTGATGTCTATGATCGCGCTACAAGTGGGGATGATACTGATGCAATGATCCTGAAACTGTCGGCGGTTATTTCTGAGTTTCAGCCTAATGCCTCTAGAACGTTATTCGCTATTCACTGGGGCGGGAATGATGTATCAAGGGAGGGGCCTTATCCTGGTGGAGCATCAACAATGGAGACTAACATGCGCTCAATGTTATCAGACATTAAGAACGCCGGTTTTAAGATAATGATGAGCGACATTTCGTATCGAGTGCCCCCAGCTTCGAATCCATCTCAACCATACAATGATGCTTTTATGTATCAATTGCAGTCAGAGTTCAACGATGTAGATTGGTTCTTATATCAGTTCACATTTGATAATCAGTCAGAGTTAGAAGTAGATGGAATACACCCTGGCTCATCTTTAGAGAGTTCTATTAGACAATATCTTGTTGACCAGTCAAAAGAGCATTTGATGAGAGTAGCAGAGGACACTGCAATCGTTAAGGATGTGGTCATTCAGTTCGGCAATAACTCTCTAATGCAAAGGGCTGCTGGTAGTAATGTCATAGCAACCAATGGAACTATTACAGATATACGCAATTCCGACTATTCAAAAATTTTAGGGTCGTCTGTTACCGTAAGCGGTGCTAACTCTGTCAACAATAATGGCAGGGGGAACACTGCTGACATTGGGAACGAAACCATCTCCTTGTTTAACGATGAATGCCTGAAGGACAGTTTATACATCACGTCAACAGAGCAAATGGATGTCGATCTTAGTGGTTTGCCCTTGGTTGATTCAGGTCTTTACACCATAGGCATTACTGCCAGTAGAGGTTCTGACACAGGAACGAGAATTACTGAATACACTGTTGATGGCGTTACAAAGACGCTGGATGCAGAACTAGCTGTTCCTAGTCAGGTGTATTTTTACAATGTATCTGGAGCAAATCTGAAGACGAGCGGCATTAAGATAAATGCTCAGGAGGGTAGCGTCTATGGTTATATTTCTATAGCCAAGATAGAAAGACAGGGAAGTCAAATCATCTAATCACCCTTAATTTGTCAAAAGTAGATCCGAAGTCCCATCTCCTAATATTTAACACTTGCTAACTTTAAAAAAATACTAATAATGTAAGTAAGTAGTTATTTATTAGGAGATGGCAGTGATTGAAGAAATCAAAGCTGCTTTTGGTGATAGAGTTCCTTTTCCTGACGAACCTATCGGCATTAATCAGTCAGACAAAGATTACGAAATTCTAAGTGCGTTTTTTATTCACCACGAACTTCTTTTAAAGGAGTCCGGCTTATTCAGCTCTAAGTGGTTTGATTACAAAATCATGCACCCTTACGAAGCCACTATGCACTTCATGTATTACTACATGGTGATGTATTCATGGTATATCAGAAAGTCGGTCGATCAGGGAATGGCTCACGGAGCTTGCGGCTTTAAGAAGATCAAAGAAAAGAAAGTCTCTCGATTTAAAGATTTCACAGAGTTAACACCACAAGAGCAAATTGGCCTATGGACTGCGCGTCAACACGCAGACGATATTGGCTGTCCTTATGATTTCTTTCTGATCACCGCGAACGGATGGTGCGAAGCTCGCGGAAGAAAGAATCTGTTACGACCTCAACAGTTGTATCACAAAGACTTGCTCCCTCACATCAAAGACGAGTGGGAGCAGAAAAAGTCACGCCAAATAGTCTTTTCAGATAA